CCACAAACTAGTGACCAGCTAGTTAAGTTTGAGGGAGGAGATCATATCCCGAACTTCCTTCGTCCTCGTTTTGAGCCCGATTTTTCGGCTTAACTCGCGTTTTGCGGGCTCGACTGCGCGTTTTGCGCGTTTTTCCTGTCGAAGTCGTATCCGATGTTCTTTCCGCATCCAGTACTGATCCATCAACGACGACAGCAACGCTTGTTGGCATTGCGGGGGTGACGGGTGTACAAAGTGGAGCTTCAAGAATTTCCGAGAGTCGGCTGACTTGAGCCAGCCACTGATCGAATACGGTCCTGTCGAACTCCGGTAACAAACGTTCAAATTCCACGTCCATCCAGCCTCCAACATTTGAGTTAGGGTACTGTACGGAATCTTCGAATTTAGACCACCATGTTGACACTCCAAGACGTGCAACTCTTGGCGTGGATTGGAACAGAGACACCTTGCGGCATAACTGTCCAATGACGGGGGTATTACGATCTGTTGCCAGGTACGAGAGTGACTTTTCAACCAACTTGTCCTCAGGAGGGACATTTGACGGAAGACGCACCGTTGTATGGAACTTGGAGAGCTGTCTTTTGACGTCGCACATACTGTCAGGACATCCATTCCAGACTTCCTGTGAATAATAGCGTGCCAAAAAATTGACTCCAAATTCCCCTCTTTGAACCACAGCTGCCTCCAATACAAGTCCGACCCGTTGTGCTGCCCATGCATGATTTGCAACGGGGAGGTCAGGATCGAGGCCATCATCACCCAGATGAATTCCCAATTTTGAGAAAGCTTCCTCTGGTGTGTAGCGGCTTCCTTGCGGGAGGGTGACATTACGGTAGGCGAGGTATGCGGTGAAGGCTGAGCGCAGGGTCTGTGCGACACTGGTGTCAGGGTTTCCTGAACCTTGACTTGGTCCTTGCTGAAAAGAGGTTCCATGTGGCAAATATCCGACATTATCTGCACAGTACTTCAATAACTCATTCAACACGGAGCGGTGGTTTCCAAAGGCCTTCATGAAAACCGCCCGATCAACCGAACGCAGCACGTAAGAAATCGTTCCATCCATACGGTGATAATCTGAAACATTCACAAACATAGCTTGTGAACAAATTTCAGCCACCCGCAGGGCGATCTCCAACGGCGTCTTGCCGGGACCATACCAAGAAAATTTCTTACAATGTTCAGACAAAGCTAGACAAAATTGACTCATGTCTAGTTTCACCCTATCATCGAAGGTTGAAATATTGCGAGGGTCTTTAACTGAGGGATAAGCTTCAGTTTTAATGAAGCATTTCAAAATCCTCTTAATCATAGGCCCTTGCAATACAGCCTTCTTCAACGAGATCTTCTGGGCAGCTCCGGTCTGCTTTGTCTCAACAGATTCAAAGCAAACAGGAGATAGCCACTCACTGCCAACAACCAAGTCAGCGAATTCCCTTATACAACGGTCTCTGAAGCTATGGGGGAAAGGTTCAGGTTTCTTCAACTTGTTGATCCTTCCTTCAACACACTGTTCTTCAGACGCTTTGTTAGGGACTGGTGCAAAAGCGCCATGGATTAAGGGTGACATGTACGCTTCCAACTTGGACTTCGCTTCCTGATCGAAACATGATGGTTTATACTGATACTCCCGCACTGCTGAACGAACAGGGAAAACATAAGCAGTCGGTGGCGGACACAATGACCGATGAAATTCAGTCAATAAAGCCGCAGACAACCGCGAATCTTTACCCAACCAACTTTCCGTTGTCGGCAACATCAAGTTGGTCGTAGACAAGCGTGCCACAGTGGCTATCGCATTGTCCTGGCATGCAGAAACAGTAGCGGAAAGGAATTCTCCGGGGTGAGCTGTGGTAACAAACACTTTGTTGTTACGCACGACATTAAACCGAATGAATTTCATTCCATTGACACCAACCACAACCGGATTAAACCGGCTCAAGAGATTGGCATCAACAATCCAGTTAGCAACCCATGCGGTCAATAAACCAAACCGAGAAATGGGTTGCAAGAGAATCAATTGTCTATGCTTAGAAACCTGCTTGCGCTCAATGGCGTAACAGATAACAGCAACAGGGATTCCACAACATTTACGCACGACTTTAATAGAGTCATGGGAATAATCCCACAAGGAATGTCGATATTGGCCAGAACCGGCGACAAACGTGACAAGTTCTCCACTGTCATTAAAGAAAAATGAAGAATCATCACATCCATCAGAAGCTGCTTCCTCCGGTACAGGGGTATACAGGAGATAAGTTGCAGGCTGGTTTGCCAACAAATACGGCATATCCATGTAGAAATCAACGTCGCATATCCAAACAATATCCTTCCCAAACTGGACATCATGTCTACAAGGTACCTTGGTATCCTTGGCCCAAAACCACTTTCTCGAACCCTTAAGTCCCCTCCGTTGGTCCGATTTGGACATCTGGAGAGAATAAAGGGACACGCCAGCATAAGTGGCGACGTTTTCAGCACAATTCCTAGCGGAAGTGCGCAGAGAGGCGGCAGTGGGGTGAGTGTGTCCCGAAACCCCTTCAAGTTTCGGGACAATCGCATTGGTGAACGCATCCATGATAACATCAGTCTCATTTGACAATGGAATCTGGGCGCGTTCACACAAGATCGACGCGTAATAACGACAATCGATCTTCTTCCACGTCCAATAAGTAAGCAAGCCATAACACGGCAGCTGAAAACACAATGTTTTTAAGGACATGGGAAACAGGTGATTAGTCTG